TTATAGTGTTGTTTGTCCAGATCAAATGAAAGTTTATCCATGCCAAACTGTTCCTTGGACTGTTATTAAAAAATGGTATGAAGCAGGAAAATATGTACCATATTTTGATAAAGATCCACAATTGCTAATTGATGTTGTTAGATATAGTATGGAAACTTGTCCAAAATGGGTTAGATTGCCACGTGTTATTAGAGATATTCCATGTTCTGTTTATGTTGAGGGTGGTAATGATATTGGTAATATGAGACAAATGGTTGATAAATTATTAGATGGTGATAATGTTTATTCAAATGATATTAGAGCTCGTGAAATTGGACGTCATAGTAAATATTATAATAAACCTGCAAAATATTGTACTATGCAATATTATGGTAATGAAGGAACTGATTATTTTATTAGTTATGAAAGTTATGATGAACGTGCATTATTTGGATTTATTAGGTTACGAATTGTAGAAGAAAAAAATAATATGACTAAATTTGAAATTTTGAAAAAAAGAGGTCTTATAAGAGAATTACATGTATATGGAGATACTACAGCAGTTGCAACATATAGTAAGCATGGTTGTCAACATACTGGTATTGGAGGAGGTCTTTTGGAACTTGCAGAAATTAAATCTATGGAACATGGATTATATGGGATAGTTGTTATTAGTGGTGAAGGCGTTAAAGAATATTATGAAAAAAAAGGTTATAAAGAAGTAGATACTTTTATGATAAAAAATTTTTGGTTTTGGGAAGTATGGTATTATTATTTAAAAAAAAATTATTATTACCAATTTTGTATTTCAATTTTAAGTTTTAATATATTAGTTATTACTATTATTTTACAATTTATATTTAAGAAGTATTAGCAAATCTGGCTTCTAATTTACTCATAGTTTCTTTAAAATCACTATTATGATATACATGTGCACTATTTTTTAATTTTGGAATATTTGATTTGTTTTTGTATGCCCAATTATTTTTTAAATCTGCAACATAAGATGTACTTCTATGAATATGTGCTGATTCTTCTGTTCCACTATTTGCGTTAATAATAAAAGCTCCATAATTAAAATAGTTTGAAGACATATTTAATATTATTATTGAATAAACTAAATAAAAAAAATCAATTTTTATTTTTTTAGTTTTTAACTTTTTATATTTTTAGATTTTAATATTTTTAGCCAATTTGATGGAGGCATTGGTAATGTAGATGGATGTGGTGATCTGAATAAATTAACTTTATATTTATTATTGATAATATCCTTACTAATAATTAGTGAAATTTTTTCCTCATTATTCATATTTTATATTAACTTTAATTTGAATTAATATAAAAAAATTATTTTATTATCAATTTTATTTTTGTTTTACACGTCTAGTTAAAACTTTTTTTGTAGATCTTCTTTTTTTAGATTTTTGTTTTTTACTTTTTCTTTTTATAGATTTTTTCTTTTTACCTTTTGCACTTATTAATTTAGCAATTTCATATATACTTCCTGAGTATGGTTTACATTCCATTCTATATTTATTAATATTTTCATAACCTTGATTTATTAATACCTTAAAAAAATCTGAGTACGCATCATTTATTATTTTTCTTTTTCTTAATTCATTCGTTTTACTCATAATCAATTATTATATACTATATATATATAATTATCTTTTTGAAATTGGACTTGGCGGTGGTGGCGGCGTTGAAATATTTTTTTCTTTTTTATCTTGGTCTAAAAGCATAATTGCCATTGCTGAATAATTATGTAAATCAATTAATGTATCACGAAGAGATTCAGTATTTACTAAACTTATACATTTTGTAGTAATTGATTGTAGACGACTGATTTTATCACCCATACGAACCAATACACCAACTACACCATAATTTGCAAATGCGTCACCATAATCTGCATTTTTTTTTTTAAATAATTCTAAACCTTCATTTTGAACTAGTTTCATTTGTTCTACTCTATCATATGTTTTATCTTTTGATAAGTTATTATTTGATGATTTATTATCTGATGAACTAATATTAAGATAATGAAAAGTATTCATTAATTTAAAATAATAAATTGTTTTTATTATTTTAAATTATAAATTTTATAAATATCAATTTTTATATTATATTTTATTTTCTTTTACTACCACATGTATTACATGTTTTATTTCCTTGAACATATAACGCAGCACAAACTCTTCTTGTAGTTGAACCCATTCTTAAAGTTTGTTGACTTGTTTGTTGACTTGTTTGTTGACTTGTTTGTTGACTTGTTTGTTGACTTGTTTGTTGATTATAACCAAAATTCATATTCATTTTAAAACTAGACATTTATAATAATTTTATAAAAAAAATATTTTGTATTAATTAATTAATAAAACTAATTTTTGGATTCATTAACTTTTGACATTAATTCTTTAAGTAAAATAAAACTATTTAACCATGGAAAACTACTTGTCATAGTATTTAAAATACTTATGTTATCACTATGTAAAAATTGATTTTCTGTTAATGTTAACCACATATTTACTCCTAAATAAAAATCTTTTGTTTTATTTTTAATAAAACTTAAACCTTTTGGACTATTTTTCCATGAAGCAAATGAATTATTTACTTCTATGTCTTTAATTATTCCATTTGTTACAATAGTAATGTGTTCTAATATTAAATCTTCTTTTTCATAATTTAAAGTATATTCTTTATCTACATTTGTATTTGTTTTCATAATTATAATTGAATTGTTAATTTTTGATAAAAATAAAATAAAAAATTCAATTTTATTTAATATATGATTTTAAATAAAATCATAACTAATCACTTTCTTAAGATCACATTTTAAATGTTTAAATAATTTATTTTTTAAAATGTTGTTTATATTTTTCTTTTCAAAATTACCACCAATTACTTTTTTCATATTTACTACATATAAGTCAGAATAATCTTCATTATTTAATGTTAACTTTGCATTTTCATTCCATCTACCAAATATATTTAATATATTTTTATTAAAATGACGTACAAAATTATTAAATTCATTTGCTTCCATTAATTTCCAACAATTAATATTTTTCAAATAAATATATAAATTATTTTCTTTTTGATTAAATGCTTTTATTGGTAAAATAATATTATTATCTTTTGTTTCAGTTTTATCAGTAATATCATTTATGTTATTAATAACATTAATAATTATTTCTAATATACCTTCAATATAATCTTTCTTAAAAATAATATTTATTTCTTCTAATCCTATGCTTATTAGCTTAGTAAATTCTATAAAATCTAATGTTAAATTTTGATAATTATTATTCAAATAATCTAATATACTTATTTTATTTTTAACAATATTAGTATGTTTTTTTAATTCATCATAATCTGCTTGTAATTTTTCATATTTATTATTTAAATCTAATAACATATTAAAAATTGTTTCGTTTGAAATATTTTTATTATATTGCATTTTATAATCATTATTGCTGCTTGATACTATTTTAATATTATTATTTAATTTACATTTAGCTAAATGATTATTAAATGCATGTTGTCTTTTATAAATTTTATTACAATAAGTGCAACAATAATTTACATTAGTCATAGCATAACATTTTATAGTGTAAAAATTTTATATTTTTTTATTGTCAATTTTTATAAATATTCAAATATTTTATTATATTTTATTATATTAATATGCCTGAAGTAAATACCAAATATAATCGTGTTAGTAAATTACAACTTGACTTATCTAATAATTATAATCTTTATGGTAGTAACTACATATTAACATGTGATCCTAGTGATAATTTTATTGATAATAATCAATATAAAGTTTATTTAAATTCAAGAGCTAGTTATTATATTCATCCTTTTTCACAAGTTTCAAATTGTCAAAATATTTTTGATAGTAGTAATTCTTTATTTAATATAAAAATACCTGCGCGTGTTCCAATTGATAACTCATCTTCAATATTTAAAAATTATATTCAAAAACAAATTCAAAATGTTGTTGGTGTTAAAAGTAGTTTGTATACAAATAATTTAGCATCTTTATATGTTAATGAAATATCTGGTACATTATATAAACCATGGAATAATGCTAGTGATCGTCTTGTTCAACATGGTCTTGGTAGAAATAAAGGTCTAGATATTAAATATAATAGTTATGATCGTTATTTAGCACGTAAAAAATCGCAATATTTTAGAACTGAAAATAATTCATCAGATCCTCCAAAATATGGAAATAAAACATTTAAATTAGGAATTGTTACATCTAATAGTTGTACAAAAAATTGTTGATAATTAATGTATTAAAAAATTGATATAATATATTATATTTTATGTATAAAATATAATGTTTATTTATGATAGATAATCTTATTTTTGAAACATTTATTTATTATGTATTACAAGAAAACAATTTTAAAATTTTAAGTAATCTTAGATTAACATGTAGTGAATATAATGATAATATAAAAAATGATATTTATTATCAACGTAAGAAAAATGCATATTTATTGCATAATACTATAAATAAAATTGATATGGATTGTAATAATATATGGGATTTTGTTAGCGATAAACATGATTTTAAATATATGTTAAACAATATTTATAATATTTATACTAGTAGTGATTTTACGTATACTAATTATAAACAAAGTATACATTCTTATAAATATGATAATTTAAATCCTTTAAAACGTTTGCCTATTTTTAGAAAAAATCAAATTAAACAAAAGATGAAAAGCAGTATTATGTTAAATATGGCTTTAGATCATGCAGAAAAACAATTTAGTTTTAATATTGCACGAGAAATAGATGACTATTATTAAAAATAAAAAATATTTTAGTTTAGATTTATATTATTAACATTAATAATAATAATAATAATATGGAAGGTGGTTGTGTATATATTGATGAAAATAATTTATCTACTCTGTTAATGTATAAAGAAATTAATAAAGAAGTTATTTTTTTTGTTAAATATAACTTCTTGGAGTTTCATATTGATTATATAAATATTTTTGACTTTGAAAAAATATTTCCAAAAAATTGTATATTTATTTTATCTTATTTACCATATACTTATGATTTAGATATTACTTTAAAACTATGGCAACAAATTGCTTTTAATCGTCTCAATTATTTAAATAAATACAATATTAA